CTTACGCGGGTGACATTGTAATTCCTGCCAGGGTGGGCGAGTCATTTAATAACTTTATTAAGATAACCCACACCCCAGGTAACGCGGCTGATGCTTTTGGTGGCGGTTCGGGTGCGCATATCCTCGGTAATTCCGGCGGTCACGCTAACACGATTAACGGGGGTTTTGTCTGGTACCAAGGGGTTGCTGTAACGCTCGACTCAATAAGCGGGGCATCTGACGAGGCTTTCCGCGTTAATAACAACCGGCTTTTAATACAGGCCTGTTTTATTGAGGCAACCAACAACCACATACAGCAAGACGGCGTATATTTCGGCAGCGGCAATTCAAAAACGGTAACCTTAGTTAACACGGTGATCCGAAAGTTTGGACGGGCTGCGATTCATATCCAGAAAACTGTACAGACAGTGGCAGGGGATTATACGATAGAAAGTTACCATAATACGATAGTTGATTGTGGTATTAACCTTGACATAGGGGTCGCATCCAGGGCAGTCGGCAGTGTTATATTTGACACAAGTATTAGTAATGCGGGCTCGTTAATCCCTAGTGATCTAAACGCAACATTTACCGGGTACAATAATGTTGTCGCCAATGTCCTCGGGTTTCATAATGGGATACAAGCTGACGCCGTCGACACCACGGCGATGGAGCTAAGGAATTTCTCAAGAAGCACCGCCATCGTTTCCCCAGGTACTATTAGCTGGGCAGGGCGGGGCAACTCGTCGCAACAAGACGCCTCTGTCGAGAGTAAACTTGGCGCACTTAATAATTACGGGCTTGCTTCTTTAGTTGATGTTGTGCCAGTCAGTGGGGAGAACATACTAGTTAGCGATTATGCTAACGGTGATTTTTCGGTTGCCGGAGAAAACGCATTCACTGTCACTCAGTTCGGCGTTCAGATTCCTGCCCCTAGTGACCCACGCGTCGATTTAACTGTTGATATCACGGGGTTATCAAGACCACCAATCGGTACTATTGGAGCATTCCAAGCTGATATCGCCCCGGCTGACGGTGACGCACCTATCATCACAAATAAAGGCACCGCGCCGACTACTGCAACAATCGGTGTTGCCTACACGCATACTGTTACCGCGTCCGATGCTGATAGCAATTTTGCAGATTTAATCTACTCGATAGTTGCGGCGCCGCCGGGCGCTGCGATTGATGCCGCGACGGGCGAGTTTACTTATACGCCTACAGCGCCCGGAGGCTTTGACTACACGATTGCGGTGAGTGATGAGCTTGGGCTGAGCGACCAAGAAACGATTATTATTACTGTAGCTGACAGCATACTACCAAGTAATATAACTGATCTTGTTGCGGTTGGTGTATCGCCGACTGATATCCGTTTGACCTTTACAGCGCCGGGCGACGATGGCAACGTTGGTGCTGCTGCTAGTTACCAAATGCGCTACTCGTCAACCCCTATTTTTACATTAGACGCGTGGGACAATGCGACGGTACTAGTTAACAGCTTTGTGCCGCAGCTACCAGGCACCGCTGAATCGCTAATTGTTAACGAGCTGAGCGGCGGTGGTCAGCTACATTTTAATGTTAGAGCGGTCGATGACGCTGACAACTTGGCCGCATTGTCTAATGCTAGCCCCGATGCCGCGTTTTTATTACCGCTAACACCGGGTAACTTACAAAGCGTTGTCAACGGGCCAGACACGATCATACACGCCTGGAACCCAGTTCCGGGCGCTAGCGCGTATCGTTTGCGGGGCAGCGCAAGCTCACCCGTCACGGCAGGCGACCCCATTATCGCTGACAATATACAAGACACGACGTATACAGAGACGGGGCTTGATGCTAACGTGACTGTATACCGCGCCGTGTCGGCAATAACTAACAATAATTAGTATGATAAGTGAATCGCTACTTAGTAACACAACTAGTGCTACGCCGACGCTTATCGCTTTAGAGTCGGGATTAAGTAACCAGCAGACCACGGTCGTTGATTACAACCCGCGTACGTTTATAGAGCAAGCATCAGAGATTGGCAACAAACCAATCAGCGTGGTTGAAATTGATGTTGAGGAGTGCACCAACGTATACGGCGACGCAGCAACAGGCGGGCAATGTCGTGCCGTTTTAAACGCCCCCAACCACAATGATATTGTCTTTACAAAAAAATGCTTTGAGTGCTTTAAAACGTGTCAGGATACAGAGCGCTTCGGCGCGCAGACTAAGACAATACGTTTGGTTACACCTATCCACGGTTTGCCAACACATTTTAATTATGATCCGGTAGGCTTGCCATGTCTCACCGGCATTGATCAAACTCCGCAGAGCATTACACAGGGCCAGGGGCTAGGCCGCGCAGCATCGCTTAACGTGCGATGTGTTGATTTTCCGTATCACGACGTGGGTCTTGATCCTTACGTTGACGAGCGCGATTATGATCCGCTAAATCGCGGTACTTTTTTCGGCAAATTGCAATCACGATATCACTTAGAGCATCGCGCAATACGACACAGGGTCGGATACATTGATAAAGAAAATGATTTAACCACATTTAGGACATCAACTTATCAGATTGACGGCTTCCGCGGCCCTGACAGCCGTGGTAATGTAACCATTATCTGTACGGACAGGCTTAAGCTGGCTGGCGCGGGTATTGAGCTCAACCAACCAAGCTTAATACCGCTGCCCATGGAGTTGGCGCTGACAACGGATATTGAAACCACATCAACAAGTTTTGGTGTGAGCAATGGCGCAGAGCTAACGCAAGCCTTAGCCGCTGACGGATCAGATGTTGTGCAAATCAACGATGAGCAAATCCGCATTATCATGCCAATTGTTAACGACACCGCGCAAATTACTCAGCGCGGTTGGGGCGGCAGCGTGATAGATGATCACTCTATCGATGATAACGTGCAAAACTGCATCATATTCAACGGCAACGTCACAGACATTTTAGAGGCAATCATATTACGCACGCCGCTCACACAAGAAAATATACCGCGTACGCGATGGGACATACACAAAGAAGGGTTCTTATCGTTTTATAATTTTCAACGCACATTGGGCCTGCCGACGGCGGCCGAAGCATTGATACAAGAGCTGTCTATCGATGCGCTATTTGATGTGTGGTTGGAGCCAGAGACTAATACGGTAGAGATACGCCCTATCTCGCCAGGCATGGCAGGGCAAGAATACAAACGCGTTAGCCATCAGTCCAGCATCGTCGCGGGGTCGCTGACATTTGAGACGCGATACAAAGAGCAAGTGACACGGCTGTCGTGGCTATACGGCCCTGAGAGCCAAGCGCAGAACGACAATGACAATTTAAAGCGAGCGTTGTCCGAGGTTGACTTAGTTGCAGAGCGACCAGCCGCGCGCGGCGTTGTTAGTTTGCGCCGGGAAAGCAGCCAATGGATTGGCAAAACACAACGTAGCGCCGTCGCACAAACTGCCGGTCGCGTCTTTGCAGCGTTTCAACAGCCGCCGAAGCAGGGGCGGTTTGATCTCGCAGCAAAAGACTCTGATTTAAAAATAGGTGACTTATTTGAGTTAGAGGTGCCGTCATCTCAAGACGATACGGGCGCCACTGAAATTATATTAGCGCAAGTCATCAGCCGCGACGAAGTTGAAATTGGCGAGTTATACCGGTATGAGTACAAGTCCGCGTTTTTTAGGTTTGGTTTACGCAACGCGTTTATTGCGCCGGATGATGCGCCGCATTATGACTTAGCTACAGATTTAGAGCGCCAACTGTATTCGTTCATTTCGCCTGATACCGGTCAGTTTGATGACGGTACGGCGGCGTATTTAATTATTTAAGGTGACATATGATAGAGCATAATAATTTAACACTTGCGCAAACATCGGCGGGTGCACCGGTGACACAGTTTATGGTGCGCACATTGTTTGATAACCTGTTTGCGTTTGCCGAAAAGCATGCGCTATCACCAAAGCTTGCAGCCGGGTACATTGAGCAGTCGATGCTTGATGCTAATGTTGACTCTCGTCTGTTAGATGGCGGTCGGATACAGCAAGCGCATTTTAGTCCTAATGTTGTTAGTCAGTCGGCGCTAAAGACGGCTTCTTTTTCGATTAATGGTGTTGCGCAATCATCAACCTTTGCTAGTAATACAGTCGTGCTCTCTCATCCGGCAGGATCAAGCGGCGCAGCGTATGATTTGTCTCTTGGCCCGCAGATAAATAGCCAGGGAGGAGGCGCATCTTTAACGTTCGCGCCTGTCGGATACGTGCTCAGTGCTGTGGCGGTACCCAATCTTAACCCGTCACCGGGGCAGAGTACCATCGTATCGGGTCATTTAAATGTTACGTGGTCGGGTCAATACATTACAGCGTCAAAACCCTATTCGCTCGACGGCGAAAACGAAATCGAGTGGTTCGTCTTTGTGAAAATAAAAGATGGAATTATTGTTGCTATATCAGTCGCCGAGGATCCGCCGTGGGCGCACAACGGGCCTACAATTACTACTCCCGACGGATACTTTGGCGTAGAGCCTAACCAAAATTATGACCCCAATGACCCAGGCAGCGAACCAATGCTGCCGCCAGAAGGGCCGACTGGAAAACCGTACAAATTAGTGAGTAGCTTGGCAGGCCAAGATATCATCGGTGCGTTGTCAGACCCCGCGTCCCGACAAGCTGCCGCGCAAGCAATACAAAACCGCACTTTTACAAAGGTTGCGATTGATTACGACTACAAAAACAAGGACATGGCTGAGTATCCGCATCCATTTTTTGCCGACGACGATTTGGCAGATAGCGAAATTTTTATGGCAGATTACTTGTCGCCGATTATGCTAACACTTGGCCCGGCTGCAACAGCGTCAGATATTCAAAATCTGATTAACCAAGGCGTGCTGGGCTTCACGGATACAGTCAACCGACCAGGCCCGCCGGGCGTTACTCTTAAAACCATAGATTTTATTTAAGATATGGACACACAACAAATCGCGGTACAGCAGTACCGTGAGCACATCGTGACGCCTGTATTAAAGTGGTTAGGCATGTATAGCGAGTCAGCAGTGCGATTGGTGATGGGCACTGCGGCAACAGAATCGCATTTTGATTTTATAAAGCAAATAGGCGGTGGCCCCGCGCTAGGCAGATATCAGATGGAGCCAGCAACGCACGATGATATTTGGGATAACTATCTAAGATATAAACCGGCGCTACGTGATAAAATTTTGTACGGTGTCGGTGCGCTGTTTGATCAAGATGTGCCGCGTCATAGGTTGTTAACCGGTAGCGATTATTATGCAACTGCGATGTGCCGATTGCATTATCGCAGAGTTAAAGCAGCGCTGCCCGATCATGACAATATCGAGCAGCTCGCAAATTATTGGAAGCAGCACTACAACACTTACAAAGGCAAAGGCAGTGTCAACAAGTTCGTTGATGATTATTTTAGATACGTAGGAGAAAACCATGCTTTATAGATTGCTTATCTTAATGATTTTTGTGTTTACGTCCGCGTGCAGCAGCACCGGCGGCACGCTTAACACTGACGGCTCGTTTGTATCAAACTTAGCGATTAATTATGCAACATTAAAGGTCATTGAAAACAGTGGTGCGCCGGTATCTAAAGCCAGGCGCATTGTCGCTATTGCTAAAGACACAAAAACGTTAGTCGATGCGGGCACGCTGGCGTTGGTTCCGCAGCTCGAACAAGTAGTGCGCGACAAAATTAACTGGAGCAGTCTTGACGCATCCGACACCTTGCTTGTAAGCGCGCTATTGCTCGCTGTACGGGCCGAGCTTGATCAGCGTATTGACGGCGGCACGCTGGATGCTAATACAGTGCTCACCGTCGCGCATGTGCTCGATATTGTCATTAGAGCGGCGCAGCCCATTGCTGATAGTTAGTGATGACCGTCTATTTGCTGCACGGTTATAACGTAAGTCGCCCAGAAAACACGGTAGGACAGTGTATTGCTCCACTGCTAGAAATGGGTTATCAACCCGAGCTGATTGAATACGGGCACGTCGGTTTGCTTAACCTGCGGCCGCGAAACGAAACGGCTGCTATGATGCTGCGCTCTATCGTTAAGCCAGGCGATGCGCTGATCACTCACAGCAACGGCGCAGCGATTGCGTATGAGGCGGCGCTTAAGTATGGGCTACACGGTTTGTCTGCATTAATGATGTTTAACCCAGCACTCGATCAAAAAATTATATTCCCGCGCGATACAGCATCGCGCATTGTCGTTGCACACAATGCGACCGACGCGCCAGTGTTAGTGTCGCGCCTGTGGCGACGCATTACTCAGTACTCGCCGCTCTCGTTGGCTTATGGCGAGCATTTGTGGGGCGCAGCGGGGCGGTTTGGATTTGAAAAGCGAAACCGCTATCATGCGCACATTGATATGAGCAAAGGGTCGCACGGGGTGAAGGGCCACAGTGGACAGTTTAGACCGCCGGAAATTACCGCGTATTGGACGCGACGCATCATGCAAGCCGCAAAATTAGAAAGCTTGACCAGGGTACAAAAATGAAATACATAACATTAATTATCGCCCTATGCTTGCTAGCATTGCCATCTCACGCTAAACGGCAACATACAGAGCGATGGTATCAAGAGCGACACTGCAAAGGCGCGATAGAATACCGTTTGCCTGATGCCATGCGTGTTGATTGCTTAGTTGGTGGTTACGCAATTGAGTACGATTTTGCTAACAAATGGGCTGAGGCGATAGGGCAGTCGATGTATTACGCGGCGGTGACGGGTAAAATCGCGGGCGTTGTGCTGATACTCGAAAAGCAAACGGACTGTCGGCATATCCCAAAAATAAAAAAAACGATTAAAGATTATTGGATACCGTTAGACATAGAGCTGATTGGCCCCGACGGCGAGAGCGGAATTAAAGTTGTAAAGTGTGAGTAACAGACAAGCGTAATAAATAACTTAAATTAGGATAAAAGGCATCGCATGGCGCAAGATAATAAAGACCCCATTAAATTTTCTGAAAAGCTTGTTTACGGCCTGGTATCGTTAGTGCTAGGGTCATTGATATTGTGGGTTGGATCACGTATAGATCAACAATCTGAGGATTGGCGCAAACAATCTATTGAGATCGCGCTGATCAACCAATCAATCACAAACTTAAAAGCTCAGCTATCACAATTTACAAAAAAACCGCGATTCAGTCGCCAAGATTTTTACATCGAAATGCGGCCGTATGACAAACGCCTGCATCAGCTTGAGGCTACCGCTCAAAACCCGATACGCCCCTAATCGACTAAGATCAGCACATTGATCTTAGTATGTCACTTACTCAGTTACTTACTTTATCATCGGCCGCAATCACCATCGGCGGCAGCCATTTGACAGCAAACTTACGCTCATCACTGTCGCGCGGGCCTGACCAAAACCCATGCCAGTGTGCGCGACGGATGTGCGGCGATATTTTTCCGTGCTGGGTATAGTTTGCACTCCTGATCGCCTCGCCTGTCGCACAGCCTAGCTGCCAGATATGAGGCTTTGCCGCCGGGAATAATCGCCAGCCTCGTTTTGTCCGTTTTGGCGTAGGCTTTGAGGGTCTGCTGTCAGTATGATCATAGTCAACACCGTCGCTGCAAACGTATAAAATTAATGAGACGAGCGGATAGATGTCGCTGCTAATGCTCTCGACGAGCTGAGCGCTGTCTAATTTAAAATCGATATTTGCTAACTCAGCTTGTTTTTTTGCCTCATTGACAAACCGATCAACCGCCTCAGTTATTGTCCAGTCGCCGACATGCAGGCAGGTAGGTATCAGCCCGTCCTCTGTGTCGAGTAACAATCGTAGCTCAACACGCTGTGTATTGATGTCAAATTCAAGGTGCGTCCAAAATCCGACAATTGGCTTGCTCTGCCATGTCAGCTTTGCCGTCTCGATATAAAATGACCATTCAGGCATATGCAACAATACCGACGTTGGCAATGCACCCTTGGGCACTGTGTCCGTCACAGCGTCAAACAGATCACTATCTAACTTATAGATACCCTGCGTGTATCGCCAAGCACCCATCGCCGCCAGGCCGCTCACGTCGGGCATCTGATGCAAGTCTAATTTATCAACGCCAGCATCCGCACTAACGATGCCATACCATGCAGCCATCGGCAAAAAGCACCACTCTGGCCAGTCCGGTAAATCCTTGCCGCGCGATTGGCGATACACATCAACCTGTCCCCAGGCCTGCGGGTAGCGCTTGCTAATAGCGTTTAAATGGTTAAGAGGGCGCGGTATGCGCCCCCTGTTTGGGTGGTTAGTCATTGCCTATCTAATAATCGTCTCTAGCAACAAGCACATCATTAGGGCAAATATCATAACTTTTGCCCTCGCAATCAATAATCGCATGACTGTATTCATCGATCGCACTGCTACGCTTAATTGCTGCATACTCACTTCTATGCGTCGTATATCCCTTGCCTCCATAATATGACGCTAATACAACCGCGTAAATCGACCCCTCAGGGAAATCTATATCACGGTCATAACAGTCACTAGCGATATCGTAGATGCTGCCGTCATTGCTCATTTTTTGAGGGATTGTGTATGTATCCATGATTTTTATCACCTTTTGCGATTTTAGCCCCCGTGTTCCGAGGCGCGAAACAGATTAGTTATTTAATCTATGGTTGTATAATACTATAATTATTTTAGTATTTCAAGGGTTAATTTAAACTATTTTAGGTTTGTTGGCCTCTTAGAGCTACTGCGCCCGCAACAACAACAGCAAAAAGCTTGGGCTTGTTTTTGTGCCAATTTATTAATGTCTGCTCGCTTGTAGCAGTTGCGTTAACAAGTTCGGCCAGGCTTTTAAGCCCTGCTTTTTTGCATTGTTTAGATGGTGTTATTTTACTCATTTTTTTACCAGTGAAGCATCGCATAACTCATAAATGTATTGGTAGCAATCGGTGCTCTCAAAGTCGTCGTAAAACCGGTGAGGGAATAACCCATGGCTGCCAGACTCTCTGACACCATCATCGCTTATCGAGGTGTCAGCCAGGCGCATATCAAAATCACAAAATGCGGCATGCCATGAGGGTTTAAAAAACCATTCCACCTGATCTGGCCATTGATAGCGACATAGGTCTTTGGCGCCACTTTTGTAAGCCAGATCAATAACCAGCATATCAACAGCGCGGTCGCTTTTATCTATGCTCAAGTCAAGGGTTGAGTCGGGCGGTGCGCTGGCGCAAGATAAATTTATCCCTTTTAATTGCGTACCGTCGCTCATGACTGGGTCGTTGCCGTAGTCATCAAAATCGAGCATAGCAAAACGCATGACCGCTTTTATCGCTGGGTTGTTAAATGTCTTGTATATTCTAACCCCGCCCTGGCGCAGAGTTACGCCAAGGAAGCCGCTTTGTCGCTGATTGTATAAGCGATAAATTAAATCAATATTAATTGTGTCCATATTTTCCTCTATTTTTCTCGGCGAATGCTAGTCCCAGACAGCCGAGGCTGGTAGCCAGTTGTCTAATACAGCTTCAGCGACCGCTAAATCACAGCCCTCAACAAGCATTTTCTTGGCTTTGTCACCGGCCGCTGACTTAAGATGATGCCCCGCATCGGTGTAAGCATCTGCTTTGATGTATAACGCTGCCACTGGGTATTGACGTGATAAAGCGTCAACATCTGAGCTAGGGTATGCTGGCATATCAACGCCATCGTTATGCTCGTCCTCCATTGCCTTATTAAACAGGTACTGGTAGTTAACCAGGTCACTAATGGCTTTTTGTAAAATACGTAGACCAGGGACGGCGGCATCTAGCGCGGCATTTTCAGCGATTATCTCGCGCACCCGGTAATCCTTTGCAGCAGCATTAAATATATCGGCTTGATCTCTCGCCAACGCTATTATATTGGCTCCCAGGCTGATGTAGTATGTCCCGCTGCTGGGCCATTCCGGATGTTCCGCGTGCAATTTGTGCGCGATGAAGGCACGTTCCGCGCTAAACTTTTCTGTGACGCCGCTGGGCAGTTTGACCATTTTTGTGGAAAAGTTAAACGTAAGCTCTGCGCCGAGGGCTGTTGTGATTTTTACTGTGGACATTATTTTTATCACCTTTTGCGATTTTAGCCCCCGTATTCCGAGGCGCGAAACAGATTAGTTATTTAATCTATGCGCCTATACTACTATAACTATTTTAGTATGTCAAGGATTAATTGAAACTATTTTAGTATTATGTCTCTCTTAGCGCTACTTGTATCTCACCCCACCACCTCGTCAATATCTATACTTACTACATCTAGCTTAGATAAAATGCTTGCTGTTTTATAGGTGATATTTTTCCCTTTATCAGGATATAAGCTATTGATTGTATTATGTTGGTAACTTGCTTTTCCTGATATGTTTCCACGCGTAAAATTAAGGCTAAGTCTATGAAAAATAAAGAAAAAATATGTGTTTTATTTGTTTGCATGGGAAGCATTTAACGAAAGTTACAAGTCTTTGATATATAAAAGATTAAAAATCTTTTCCTCTATTTTCCTTCTGTTTTCCTTTATTAATCTGATATTTTTAGCCATTCTGCCGCCCGCGCATCGTGATAAATAGCTGTTGTTTTATTGTGTTTGTGGCCAAGTAAATTAGTTGTATTAACGCCTTGTGCTTTATATAGTCTTTCGCTCAGCGAGCGGAGCTCGTGATAAGTCGGCGGCGTTTTTCCCGGCCATATTATCCCCGATGCGTCTCTAGCATGTTTAAATGATTTGCTGATAGTGTTTGCGTGTACCGGGTCGCCCCTACGCGCGCCCTGCATGTTTTTATCGTGATGTATGAGGTAGCGACTCACAGTTCGGTTTCGGCACATATTGATAACATCCCTAACCGACATGTTTATTGCTTCCATTTTTAAGGAGAGAGGTATCTCAACTAATGAGCCACTTTTTTGCTGCACTACTCGCAGCACGTCGCCATCGACGTGAGCGTAGGGATGGGTAGGCCACTTGTCACTTTTTTGCCACGCCAGCCATGCGTCATCCCAGTCTTTGCCTTTTTTGAATTGCATAATAGCGATATCGTCTAGGCGTTGGCCGGTCACTAAGCCCAACATCCATGCGTTATATCCGTATTCGTTTTTCTTGTGTTTTTTTATCTCGGCAAAATCATCAAGTATTAAGCGCGCACGCTTCACTTTAACTTTGGGTGCGCGGGTTGCGCTTGCTGGGTCGGCATAGCCGGCTGGCAATATGCCTTGATGTGTCGCCTCCTTGTATAGGTCTATCAAAGCCGACCGCATTGATTGCGCCATCCGATTTTTATTTTGACTTGTATATTTTGCAAAAATAGCGACCACATCTAAAACCGTAAGCTGATCTAGTTTTTTGGTTGGCCCGACATGACTCGTAACAGCTAATATCGCGCTCTTTCGTGTCCGTAGTGTGTTCGGTTTTAAGCCGCGATCCGCACACGCTTGTAAGTATATTTCCGCAAATTCGGGTAGCGTTACTTTGCATATACTGCGTCCGTCGGCAATGTTTTTAACGATATCGTCAGCTTGTTTAGTTAGGATAGTGTTTAGCTGCTTAGCTCTTTTGATTGCCGTCTTTAAGTCATTTTTTGCTTTTAGTGATTTTTCACTGCCGTCCCTGGGGTCTATCCAACTGTAGTATGTGGCGTCACTTTTGGTATGTGCTCGCAATCCATCGGGCCAGCCTGAGCGATTAGCTGAGCGGCGTCTTGGCGACATTAGTTTAGTATCCCTGCCACTACTGGGTCTATATTGTCTGCAAGTTTTGTTTTATCTGGTGCAACGTATTCCGCGTTTTCTTTTACCATCCAGCATCCACCAACTTTTCTGGGTTTAGGTTTTATTACCTCTCCTCTGGCCCATCCGTACAGCGTATTTTTGGCAAACTGTTTTGACCATTTAGACCTTGCCCACGCCTCAATCGGTATTTCTTTAATCATGGTTATTTCCTTTTGTTAGTAACATCCGCAGCGCTCCCGCGTTTCACCAGCTCTCTTTCGATGTACCATTTCGCTTTTTTTAGGTCTTCTTCTGCGTGATTTTTCAAGTCTGCGCGCCAGATGTATTTCATCGCGTTGCCGAGGTTAAACCCCATGTGCTCGGTGATATCAATACACTCAACGCCGCTCGGGTGGCTGGTGTAGTGAGGTGGGTGGTCGACTGGGTTAGTCATTATTTAGGGTCTCGCGCAGCGCTCGACGTCGTTGCCATTACACGGTTACCGTTTGCGTCTTTACTCATAAATACTCAAATTCAATTCGGTTGACCATTGTGTTGCGGTCGATCTTTGGGCCGTAGTGCTGCATTAGCATGTTGATAAATTCTTCTGGCGCAGTCATCTTGCGTAATAGCGTTTAGCGGTTCGCGGCGTACTGAGACGACACGTATGTTTGCTAGTAGCAATGGTTTCTCCCCTTTGCGCAGCCCCATGCATTTGTTCACCGCGTTGAGTTTTGTGCCGGGTTTTAAACCATCCCACGCAAATCGCCGTGTCACGGTTTTTGTTTTGTTACGCACCTGATCAGTAGTCAACGTGAAGCTCATGTTCCTCATACGCGCTTATTTATCTCCGCAATGAGGATAATGCCAATTCTTACAATGTTGGCATACCCCGTTAATGAAGCATAGCCTGTTTGTCAGTTCCCAATTAATATCTTTAAGGCGCTGCATCTCTTTGTCGTTTTCGTGTCTTTGTTTTAAAATCTTTTCTGTATTCATTTCCATAGCTGTCTCAAATTTAAGCTGTTTCACATAACAATCGCATCAACTTGGACGGCGCAAACTGCGCGCCTCCGGTTATGCTTGTCGTTATAACTGCTCATTACACTCAACGCCGCTCGGGTGGCTGGTGTAGTGAGGTGGGTGGTCGACTTGACAGCCGGGCGGCGAATGTAGCGCGTGACCACGATCTGTGATTTTGTTATTTTGCTACATGCAAAAACAACCGTGGCTTTGTTCCGTTTTTCATTGTCTCTAATATGTCGTTAAAGGCGAGCTCATGCACTTTATGTGGTCGCACAAGGTCGTACCACATCAAAATCTTTCCGTCTGCAATACGGTAACGGAATTTTGCTGTGATCGAATCGGCAACGTCACTGCCTTCAAACACTTTTATGCCAAGGGTTAATTCTTCTGGTATTTCTAGCGTGCCATTGGCGCCCGCAGTGTCGTTTAAATTTTCGTTATAGGCGAACTGGGTTTGTCCGTTTGCTATCCGCCGCCCAGATTTGAATGTGATGTCTTTATTGGATTGCAGGGTCAGGACAGTTTCGAGCATTTGCGCTGCAGATGGTTCGCGTATTTCTTCTAGATTTTTTTCTGTGAAAAGGGCGAACTCCATTTGATCCATTCTTTCGCCATCTTTGCTGATCCATTCGTCCCATTCGCGCGTTGTCTCGCATTTGTAAGCCAGGCAATGCTCTTTCCATGAGGGCGTATTAGAGTCTACGTGAAAATCAATGATAGCTAGAAATGATGCATCGGCGATACAGTAGTTTATTACGCTGTACTCGGTCTTGAAGGCATCAAAATATTCGATGAAGCTTTGTGCGTCTGCAAAGTTGCTACAGCCGTTTATGTGTTTCGGGCGCTCACGTAAAAAATCGAGCTCTTTAACGTTAACGCCGCGCGGTACAAATGCAAAGGCAGTGCCTTTTTCATTCCGCACTTCTATTTTACATAGCTGCTTTCCGGCTTCGATGGCGGTCGCAGTTTCGCCGGGTGTATTTTCAAATTGTGATGTCATTGTGCTGTTCTCCTGTTTTCGTTTGGTTAGCTGCCGGCCCTCATGGCTGGTGAAGCGCTAGCCTCAACGCCTCGCAAGGGCAGCTCGCTTTGGTTGGGATCATTGCGCTGCAGATTGCCATCGGGCGTGCCAAACATAATAGTGCAGCCTTTATCTTCTTCTGGCAGTTTGTCGATAATCTTTGGCGTAATTTGATATGCGCCATTGCGTAGCGGTTTAATGATTAACGTCAATCCGACCTCTGCTTTTTTGTTCGTCTTGCGCATTGCTTCGACGGCCTCGGCAAGTAGATCGCTCATTTCGAGCTGTATGCTGCCGCCAGAAAGGCTCGCGACTGTGCGGTTCCATAAATCGGGTTTTGCATTTGGGCTGAATATTTGCTCTTCCTGGCTCATAGCTTTAGCTCCCTGTTAATACTTGGTAGATGTGCGTGGTTAGGTTGGCGCGTGCCATGGCGCTTTTGCCGCTGTATATGTTGTCTGGTATGCCGTAATGTTTGCGCATGTCGTTTAGTCCGCGGCGGTGGTCGGGGTGTTGCGTGCGTTGCATTCCTATAAGACATTTTGGGTAACAGTGATTTGACAATGGTTCGTAGCCCATTAATTTTAATTCTTGGTCGACAAACGATTCGACGAACGGCATGTTGTGCGCAATGACTTCGGCTTGCTCGCAAAATCCGAGCACTTGGTCAGCGATATTTAAAAATAATGGTTGGCCTACGAGTTTTTCGTTAGTGAGTCCGTTTTCTTCTGCCGCGCCGGGCTCTAGTTTTTGTAACGGGTCTAGCGTTTGGGCTATGGTGTTGCCGGTGCGCATATGGTTTACCAGTTCTATCATCGCAATGGCACATACTCGGTTTATTAATGGGTCTAAGCCGGTGGTGTGTATTTGTAAGACGACCTGTCTCATGCTTGGGTGCCTTCGGTGGTGTGCTGGTTTATTTTTTTGTCGAGCCATTTGACGCCTTTTTCGGTGATGAATGTTTTTGCGTATAAATGCGACATGCCTGCGACTGGGTTTTGCCAATTTTTTAATGTAGTGCGAAAGTACTCGGCGTCGATATAGCGCTGTTGCGGTAGATTTTTGCTGTCGAATATGCCGTCGTTGCGTAGCATGGCGAATAAGCGCTTTGAGCCGACTCCCAATAGCTTGGCTGCTTCGCGTACGGTGTAGGTTTGTGACATGGTCATGGGGCTAGGAGGCGGCCTGCTGTTTGCTGGCTTTCAACGCCTGGGCGAATGCTTATGCCTTTGCCGTCTTGATATCCCATTCGCACGGCCGAAAGATCTATGTTGTCGCGTGCCTTTGCAGTTACATAGTCTGGCTGACCAAATATTTCGCCTCTTAATTTTAGTTTTTTATTTACTAAAATCATTGCTTTGTCGTTAGCGTTTGTTTCCTCTTTATCTACCTTCTTGAGCGCCCTTAAGTTTTCGCCAACAGCACCTACAGCGGCTATGTAATAGCTGTTTTTTGATCGCAATCTGCTTAGCTTTCTTTCTGTGCAAAGTCGCTTAATTGTATTAACAAAATAAAAGAATAAGTAGCCCGCCATTTTTACGTCAGATATCTCGCCTAAAAAAGCATTGTAGCGCTGGTTATTTTTATAGCTAAATCGAGTTATCGTGTCCGTGTATCGAGCAATATCAACAGTGAGAAATTCCACCCACTTTGTTGAGCGCCTAAATGGCGCGCCAACTGTCTCGCTCGTAAAGGAGTCACGGTCCAGCCCTTTTGTCAAAAGCTCAGCGTTGTCAATTTCGTACCGCTGCATTAAATGCTTTGCTTGCCGCGCGGCTATTGCTGCTTCGTGCGGGCTCGATACGTCATCAGCCATGGCTAATAATTTTTGCACTTTGTCTAGTACCTTTTTGCGTTCTGCGCTTAACATGACTTAACTTAGATGCCCAAGCCGTCGAATGCATAAAACAGGCAAGAACTTGCAGCGACGATGAGCAAAACAAATAGCAGCCAGTCACGGATGGTTTTACATTTGTTTTTGAGGGTGAGCTTGTAATACATGCTGCTATATGTCGCGCCACCAAGTGATATTCTTTTGCTCATGTTAAGTGCCTCTGTTGTTTAGGGTTGCCCCGGCACACGTCAGTAGGGTTGCTGGGTGTGCGTGGCGCCTGACAATGGCGGCTAGTCGGCTTGGGGCGGTGTCGTCATCGTGTCTAGGACGGTGACTTGGGCCTATGAAAGCATGCTTTAATAAAAAAAACAAGCATTCTTTCATTGTTTTTGTTCATCATGTAACGTTGAAAGCAACAACAATCGGAGGGATTTTGTATGCGTAAATTTGCTTTTTTGGTGTTTTTTACCTTGTGTTCTACCGCTGCTACGGGTGGTTTTTTAGGTATTTACTTGCCGAATGAGGTAAGAGTTACGCAATCTGATTTTGATAATGCTACGTATGTGAGCGCAGTCGCGGGTTTTGTTTTTAATAAAAAGGGGGTTTTTGCTGGGTCGCCGTTTAGCGTTGGTTATTACTGGAACAGCAATGATAGTGCTAATGTCGTGCTTGAGATTGGTGTCTTGGGTATTGTCTCAATCGACAAATTCAGGGTGAGAATTGGTTCTGATATTAGTGAATATTCACCGATCTCTATAACTGAATTCGATCTGCATGAGGTAACTGATAAGTCTACGCAAACGTTTCGAATGCCGTTATCAGTACTAGCACAAATGGTAGAAGGACCTGATACGCGTTTGCAGCTCAGCGTTGGTCGCGGTGATCTTTTGGAAGGGCGATTTAATATTGACAAAAAGTCGGCGACCATTCGTGGGGCGCGAAAATTTTTAGCAAAGGTAGCTGAGAAGTAAAATAATAGTTATGGCGCTAGTTCGGCTCGTAGCAAGATGGCTATTGATCGGTAGTGTCGCTGATTGACGCGACGCGTTCGTACTTTAATTGTGGTAGTGGTATGCCGAGCAACAACCTCAAACCCAACAATTTGCTGGGCTCATTTTGGCCGAGCTTTGTTACGGCTTCCAATATGTCTTGATTGCTTTCATAGGTTGACGGCTGTTCGGCAACCTTGGCGGTGACATGTTTTATTTGGTCATTTGGGTAGGCGTTGTTACTCGGTTGTTCGCCGAACAATAGCCACCGGATCGAGACGCCAAAGCCGTCTGCTACCAATAAAGCGTTGACGGCGCCAAGGTTTTTGGTGTCGCCGCTTATCCATTGGCCAACTGCCTGGCCGCTTACTCCCGCGAAATCACCAACTTGTTTTAGCGTTAAGTTCCTTTCTTTGCGCGCCTTGTCTATGCGTGCGCCAATAGCTATTCCGCTTATATTTTTGCTCATGTAAGTATTCTTTCAGTTTACAACGAAAGAATGCTTGAATTTATAGTTAAAGCATGCTTTCATAGGTCTATGACAGACGCGGAAATCATTAAAAAACTGGGTGGACCAACAAAAGTGGCCGATTTGTTCGTTAACTGCACGCCGCAGGCTGTTTCTCAGTGGTTGATAAATGGTATTCCGCCACCGCGTCGACAATTATTGATGCTGCTGCGCCCTGATGTGTTTCCACAGCAAACTCAAACAGCATGATGCGGAGTAGGCGACGGTTTTGTTCGATGTGCTTGAGCGTCGGGTAGCTTATACGCCGCGTGATTGTTGAATTAACAAGGTAATAGATATGTACTCTGACCCTACAAAAATTCGAACTCATATAGTTAGGCTCCGGTTTTCTGACGAAGAACATCGCCTGATTCAAGCGCTCACTGATTACACCGGTGAGCAAAAAGCCACGTTGTTGCGTCAGCTTATTCTTGAGCAAGCGACGGATATATTAATGCCTATGCGTGGGGCTAACGAGGGCGCTGTAGTGACCTCGTTGCGTGCCTGAGCGGTTGCGTTACAGCCACTATTGAGGGGCCTATTAGGTTTTTTGCTTTATGTCACAACACGAAAATGTATCGCTGTCGGATAAGGAGCGCGAATGGGTTGAGGCGGTTGCCCAAGAGCGTGACATAACGTTCGAAGAGGCTGCCGCGCAGCTTGCGTCTGAAGGTTTGGCGCGCCGTGTGAACAGAAAAACGCGCCGCACGCCGTCGTCAAATGTTAAGAAGTTTAAGCGATGATTTCCGCTTATCATTTTCCATGGTGTCGCGAAAGCGGCTCTGTTCTCTTTGGCGCTTTTTTGTAGATGGCGCCTTTTTTTATTTATGTGAGGTGGTTATTGGCGAACGTAAAGTGCAGCTCTCCGCCAAGCGCTTTGAGCGCAGCTTCCATGCGCCGCACTTTGGTTTCGTGATGCGGGTCGAGAATACGGCGTGCTTCTTTTTCGTCCACATCCAGGCGTCTGGCCAGCTCAGATTTGCTGACATGCTGTTGGTTTGCCAACTGGTAGATAGCCGCTTTGAACGCTGTTTGAGCAGGCAGGCTGATACACCGCTCGCCTTTTTTAGGTTTGCTGTGAGTTGGGATGGGCAGACCATCGTCAATATAAGCAGCAATGGCTTCTTCAAGGGCGTCTGCGGCGTTGATCAGGGCTTGATCAAGGTTGTCGCCCTGGGTGATGGCTTGCGGCACGTCACGGAAGGTGACGGTATAACCATCGTTCTCTTTGGCAAATTTTGCCGGGTAGATGTAGTTCATGTGTTCACTCCAGTTTCGGTTCGGTTAATCGATGTTCAGTTGTTTTCTGATCGCTGCAAGGGTTCCTCTTTTCAGTTCGCCATTAGGCACGGTGGCAAATTTATCGCCGTAATAAATTGTTATGTGGCTGCCTTTTCCACGTTTTTTGTCAATCCGAAAATCAACGCCATTCGTCTTGGCTGTTTTGCGTGCTTCCTTGATGAACTGTTCGCGATTCATGGTTGTTATAATCGGTCATTAATGTCCGAAAGTCAAGCATTAATATTGGGCGGAGGTGGTGATTGAGTGATGGTGCGTCACCTCAAGTGGAAGATGGTTTCACTTCGATTGCGAATGAACTTTTGGAGGCGATTATTCGCTTTGATTTTTCTAAGCGACAACAGAAAATTGTCTTCGCAATCATACGAAAAACGTATGGATTTGGCAAAAAAAGTGACGATATCAGCCTGTCTCAAATGCATGAAATGACTGGAATTGCTAAAGGACACTGCTCATTAACGGTCACTGAATTGGTAACCTTAAGAGTTTTGCTAAAAAGTCAAGGTAAGTATGGCTATCTCATTGAATTAAATAAAAATTATCTCGACTGGGGGTTACTAAAACAGTAACCAGAAAAGAAAAAACAACGCGCTAGAGAGGATGTTGTGGATAACCTGTTTATAAGCTGTGGATAACTCAGATAGAGGGGTTACTAAAACAGTAACGAAGGGTTACTAAAACAGTAACGAAGGGTTACTAAAACAGTAACGAAGGGTTACTAAAACAGTAACCACAAAAGAAACTACCAAAAGAAAACCAAAAGAAAGAAAGAAAGAGTAGTGACAATATCACTAGCGGAGAAATCGAACATGCAACAGAAAACCTCAGTCACCCACCACGCGACGATGACAAGTCTTGCATCCACACACTCTACCGTGAGCATTGCTCAGAATCAGAACGTGACACAGGGGAGCAAAAATCTTCGCGGTGATTACACGTACAAACGGCTGGAAAGAATTTTTAAAACCCGTTTTGCAAAACATTACGCAACGACCCGTGACGTAGATGCATTTATTCATATCTGGGGGCGTGCGCTCGCTGATCTGAGCCGTGAGCAAATGAAACTAGGGTTTTTGAAATGTGAGCGTGATTGCATGTATCCACCCTCGACACCTGCTGAGTTTCGTAAGCTGTGTCTCGTGCAGTCAAGCGATATGGGTTTGCCTGACTGGCGCAAGGCGTACCGGGTTGCTTCTTCGGCCCGTGCTACCGAGATCATGTCGCATGAGTCAACGCAACAGACGTGGCAGCACGCGGTGATTTGGCACACAGCACATGACGTGCGTTTGGACTGGTGGTACTTGAGCCGTCAATGCACGACCGACCCGGCGCTAAAGGCGCACTTTGAACCTGTCTACCTCGATCACATTCAACTTTTCGCTCACGGAAAAAACCTGTCGATCCCAGCTAAGTGCGTGATGCCCGCCTTGCCTGCCGCGCAGAAACCACAGCCTAGTGCCGATGAATTGGCAAGCGAAGAGGCGGCACACCAAGCGTGGCGTGATAGCTTGATTAGCATGGGGCTGCGCTTGCCGAACCGTGATGAGGCAGCGCGATGAAGTACGATGCCGAGGATGTGTTGCAGCAATGGGCCTGTCATCAACGCAGCATTAAGCTACCGAACATGGGCTACCCGTCTGCTGTGTCTTGCTTTGCCGCGATTAAGGCTACGTCACCCGATTACTCAGATATGCCCGATGAGTTCCTAGCGTTATGGGACCCTGACAACTACCCTGAGCAATTCATGATGCAGGTTGAGATATGGATTTGTGAGCTGGATGAAAAAAAGGTTCGTGCTGCGCAAATGTTGTTTGTCTGTTGCAACACTGAGCGTGCTGCCGCGAGTAAGCTAGACGTAGGAAAGTCGACCATTCAGCGTTGGCGTGCAGTCCTTGTTGGGCATGTCCAATTCAGGTTAGACAATGAGGCGTGGAGAAGGGATTTGCATGCCGGCTAAAAATAAATGTTGCAAGCGCGGGCCAGAAAGTGCTACTTTTGCCCCACGCTACAGATTTCTGCGTTACATCCAAGCCGCCTTCGCGGCTTTTCTGCTTTCTGGGGTACACGAAATGACCGACAAGTCACTACGATTTGTTGACGCTCTACGTGTGTCCTGCATATGTGTGCTTGTCGCATTGCTGATGTTTTCGAGCGCGCCATGCTGCTACGCTATGTCGTTAGCTGATGGCAATGTAGGCTCTGATGGTTGCAATTAACGTAAGCCTCGATGTCCGCAAAGCTGAGCGGAGGCTTAAGGGGTTAGGCGTATCAATCCCAAAGATCACCGTAAGGGCGCTGAATAAGACTGGCGTTGATGTAACCCGGCAAGCGATCAAGCCATTGGCAAAACAGATAGGCATTAAACAATCAGCGCTGAATAAAGTGCTGAGGCTATCAAGAGCAAGAGTAACTAACCTTGTGGCTGTGATCACCCCCGTTGGAGTGCGCGCAGTCAATCTCATTGAGTACGGTGCACGCAAAGCAAAAGACGGTGTGCGCTCGAAGGCGTGGGGTGCGAGCCGTGTCTACAAAGGCGCGTTCATTATCCGTGCTCAAAATAGCGGTAAGCGAATAGTTATTGCACGCATGACAAAGGCAGAGCGAGCGCGAGCTCCTCGGGGCGGCAAAACAAAAGCAATCTATGGCCCGAGCATTCCGGTTGAGTTTCTTAAGCCAGCCTTCAACAAGTCACTAAAGGCCATTAGTCGGGCGCGGTTTCGAAAACACTTCGAACGGGAGATACGTAATGAGCTGCGAAAAAATTCATAGGTTCTTCCCTGGGAAATTGGCTTACCGCGAAGGCGTAGCGCCCGGTTTTTTTGTAAATATTGAGGCGCTATAGTCTCGACATCAAGCAGTTATGAGAGATGGAAACAGAGAAAGAATCACTACAAGTTACTGATTTTGAAAGTAAATTTCTGTTCTCTTTGTCACAGCTCAGTAACGAATTTGGGCCAGCCCGCGAGACTATAACGAAGCGTTTGCGTGCTGCTGGAGTCCGTCATCATTCGATGCGTGCAGGGCATCCGGTTTATCGAGTTGGTGATGCTGCCCGCGCTATACTTGCGGAAGAGTTGGCGTTTCAAAGTATTTGTGACCCGGACGAGCTGCCGCCAAAAGATCGCCTGGACTACTACAGGGGCAGCACTGAAAAACGCAAACAAGAAGTTGATGAAGGCAGGTTAATACCTGCTGATGAGCATAGCCAAGGCATGGCTGAGGTCGTAAAGATTTTGGTGCGTACGCTCGACACCATACCGGATGTGTTAGAAATGAAATGCAAACTATCGCCCTCTGCATTAATAGAAATCGAAGGGCATTGTGATGCCGCCCGCGTACAGTTAGCGACTGAACTAGAAGGCTAGCATGTACGCAACAAGTGCAGCTATCCGGCGAGAAATAGCGACGCTGGTCCGACCGCCAGCACGCATGAAAGTCAGCGAGGCGTCTGCCAAGCATGTTTATGTGCAGACCAGCGGCGGCGGCACCAAACTCTGGGATCCAACGCTCACGCCGTACATGGTTGAGCCCATGGATCTCATAACGAGCCGCGAGTATCAGGCCATTGTTTTTGTTGGTCCGGCGCGAACGGGAAAATCGCAAGCGCTGGTTGATAATGGATTGGCGTACGGGGTGGCATGCGATCCGTGCGATCAAATGCTGATGCACATCAGCCAGGTAAAGGCGGCAGACTTTTCTAAGCTGCGGATTGATCGCACATATCGTAGCAGTCCAACGCTGGCAAAACTGCAAAGCAGGCGTAGTCAAGACGATAACGTCTACGAGAAATTTTACAAAGCCGGCAACGTAATAAAGCTGGTGTGGCCAAGCAAAAACCAAGTTGCCTCGTCAGAGTACAAGCGTGTGTATATTACCGATTATGATCGGATTGCGCTCAACATTGACGGCGAAGGCTCGGCATACATTATGGGCAGTAAGCGCACGGAAACGTACATGAGCAGCGGTATGACGATTGTTGAGTCATCGCCAGGTCGCGAAATAAGCGACCCAAAATGGCAAAAAAAAACACCGCACGAAGCGCCGCCAGCGCCCGGCATAATGGCGCTGTATAACCAGGGCGACCGCAGGCGGAGATATTGGCAATGCCCTCATTGCCGTGAATACTTTTTCTCACCTTGCGGCTTAGACGCATACAATTTTAACAACGTTATTGATCTTGCTGGTAATACCGACCCATCAATCATGGGCACGGTACGGCTCGTCTGCACTGAAAATGGTTGTTTGATTGACGCCGACCACAAGTTTGCAATGAATTTAGGCGGATTGTGGGTGCCGGAAGGTTGTCGAATTGAACGCGAAGGAAAAAACTACGGCTTGGCAGGTGAGTCGCGCGTTACCGGTATTGCATCATTTTGGTTAACCGGAGCATATGCTGCTTATCAAAGTTGGCAAAGTATTGTAGGAAAAAACCTGTCAGCTCAACGCGAATACGAAATAACAGGCGACGAAGAATCACTCAAAGCCACCGTCAACGTTGATGACGGCGCACCGTATTTACCAAGACGCTTAGAGTCTGAAATAAGCGCCAGCGACATACAAAATCGCAGCGAAGATGGTTTGCT